ACAACGACTCCCACAACAGGAAACACTATGGCAACTACAGATGTAAGTGACCTGCCTGCATACACGCCACAGCAGGGTCAACAACAGCAGATTATTTCTGGGCAGCCTCAGTCTCCTCAAGAAGTGAACATCATGGACTACAAAGGCGTACAAGCTTCTAGTCCTGTCTTACAGCCACAGACTCAGCTAGCACCTCAAACACAGCAGATGCAGGTGACACCTGAGCAGTTACAACAGCAAATTGCACTGGGAGAAGCTCCACAAGCAGTTGCACCAACGCCCGTAACTGCACAGGTTGCACAACCTGACGTACAGCCTACAGTGACCGGACAAGTAGCACAGACAGATGTGGTCGAAGAGCCTGATTTAACTAAAACTTCTGCCAAAGAGTCTATCCAGCAAGTCACCAAGGAAGCGGATGCATTCCAAGCGGCACAGTTAGAGCTTGGTGATGTCGATCCTCGTGCAACAGTACAAGGACAGTTAGCCCTACTGCAAGATCAATTTAAAGAAGGTGAAACGCCTGTCTGGGCACAGGGTGCTTTACGCCAAGCCAATGCGTTAATGGCACAGCGTGGCTTAGGTTCTTCCTCTGTAGCGGCAGAAGCAATTACAAATGCTTTGATGCAATCGACTATTCCGATTGCCCAGCAAGATGCTTCGTTCTATCAGACAGTCTCTATGCAGAATCTGTCAAACGAACAGCAAACAGAGATGACGAAGTTCAACGCACGTTTGACTTCTATCTTTAACGATCAGGCTGCAGAGAACACGTCACGAAACATCAATGCCGCTTCTGAAAATGAGTTAGCACAGTTTTATGCGAACCTGTCGCAGAATGTAGCCACTAACAATACTGCCGCTACAAATGCGATGGAGCAGTTTAATGCGACTGCACAGAATCAGATGAATCAGTTTGCGGCTGAGTTAGGATTAACTGCAGATCAGATCAATACAGACGCTGTCAATGAGATGGCACAGTTTAACGCAGAGCAATTGTCTAATGTCAGTCAATTCAATGCGTCAATGAAGAACAATCGTGAGCAATTCCAAGTACAGAATCAGATTGCCATTGATTCGTCAAATGTCGGATGGCGTAGGGATGTTAACACGGCCAATACTGCCGCTGTAAACACCGCTTTGCAAATGGACGTACAAAACTTATTAGGCTTACAGCAAACCTCCTTGAACAACATTTGGGATCATTACGATACCCTACTTAACTTTGCGTTTAAAGAAGAGCAGTCTTCACTAGATCGTGCGTCACAACTTGCAATTGCGACTCTGAGTGCAGAGATACAACAACAGATTGCCGATGATCAGGAAAGCACCGGTTTGATTAGTGGTATTTTTAACGCAGGTGCAACTTTGCTATCGAGTGAGTCTGGAGCAAATTCTACAATAGGTCAGTTTCTCGGATTTTAAAGGATAGTATATGAACGATTTGTACGATGCAATGAGAAAGGCTGTATCGGATTACATGAATGCAGACAATCTCACGCCCCGTGAAAAGGTACGTGTTAAAGGTGTGCACAGTAAATTCGCATACGATTACGATACTGTCGATTCATTGATTCAGTTTGAGACCGAGTTAAAAGAGATTGAAGAGGGGCTAGAAGACATTGATGAATCCGAGTAAGCTTCTCAAAGCACCAATTCCAGGTGAAAACCTTACAGTCAACGGTAAAAACTACGCATGGCACCGTCCTCCACAGTTTCCTGAGTTTGATGATGCGTTTGAGTTTATTATTGATGACTCTCTTGCTAACCAACAGAAGCTAGGGGCTGCCATGTTGATGCTATCTAATGGCATCTCCGCATTGGCAGTCGTTCAAACTTTGATGATCAGTAAAGTCGGGCAAGGTAAAATCAGTCCTGACATGTCCCTGCTTTTAGTCGGTCCTGTGTATAAGACATTTACACGCATGATGGATGCGGCAGGGGTTGAGTACTTATCCGGTTTTGATACACCAGAAGAGATTCGTGTATACGCAGAGAAACTGCAGTCGGGTGAGTTTTTGTCTAAGTCTGCTAAGAAGCCTGTCAAGTTGACTAAAAAGCAAGAAGAAGAGATGGAACGCATTACTGAAGAAGCCTTGGAAGAAATGCCGGTAGGTGGCCTGATGGGTGCCCCTGCAAGCCAAGAGCAGGGCGGACAGCAGAGCAAAGAGGATACAAAATAAATGAGTATTGGACGTGGCATTATGGCCGCCCTTTCGGGTGGCTTAACCGGTCTTGCAGAAGCGGCTGTTCGTGAGGACGAAAAGCGTGACGAGCTATCTAAGGTTACGTTAGCGCAGGCAATGAATAATATTGAGCAGGCCAAGGAGCTTGCCCGTAAGCGTCAAGAAGAGATTAAAGAAGAAAACGAAACTGTAGAATCTTTAATGTCCTATGAGACAGATACAGGCAAGCCAATCTCTCGTGGTCAAGCTATTAAAGCATACCGTCAATACGGTAAAAATGCCGCCTCTATGCTACTCCAAGGACAGCTTTCTTTTGAAGGTGAAGGTACTGTTGTAGAAAAGCCTGCAGTACAGCGTGGCACGCTTGATTTAGAAGCGACTGGTGCAATGCAAGAAACCGGTGGTTTGTTTGCTAGAGGCCGTGGTGAGGCACTTGCTAAACGTACAGAGCAAGGCTTGAAGGCGGCAGGATACACAGCCAAAGGTGTAGATATTCCACAGCGTGTTGAGGTCGAAGGCGTTACAGTACGTGCCGGTAAAGGTTTGGCAGACGTACAACGTCAGCAACTATACACAAATACTCCGGGCCTAGAGAGTGTCACCCGTGTCGATACAGTCATGCCAGACGGATCGAAGACGACTATCTACGAAAATTTGATGGGTGAGAATGTCACTGAGCAAGTTAAAACTGCACAGCAACAAGAAAGCTTTAAGATTGCTACAGACTCTAACGACCTGTACAGCGGCATTAAGCCAGATGGCATTGCCTTTAAGATTGGTGGTGATGGCGTGCCTAAACCTCTGCCATTTATTGTCGGATACGATCAAAACGGTGCAGCCTACCGTAAAGACGACACTGGTGAATTCAACATTAAGATTACAGATCCTAGCGTATTGACACTTAACTCGTATCAGCTAGACGCATTGGGTGGTGCTGACGGAGTAGAGAACGTATTTGATGTACTCGATGCATTGGTTGCAGACATTGGTAGTGTTTCAGAGTTTATTGAGTACGCCAAGGTCAACTTTGGTGTCGGTGTTGAAGTTGTTAAAGAAGCTGGCCAAGAATTCCTCGACCTGTCCGAGAGCGACTTTGCAATCTTAGAGTCTAAGCGAGAAGATTTAGAAAGGGCACAGGCTGAAGAAACAGATCCCCGTAAGAAGCTAGCGATTGCACGTCGCTTGTATCAAGCGAACCAGATCCTGTTTGCGTACGCCTCTGCACGTTCTGTCACGAACGATACTCGTATTTCTAACCAAGACTTTGACTTGTTCTTTAAGACTGTCAGTGGCTCAAGTGCCTCAGCCCAACGGGCTATCTATCAGAACCGCTTGCTTGATGCCAAGGTGGCTGTTACAGAGAAGTATACAACGCTTCAGACTACTGCACAGGCCAGAGGCGAGGGCGCAATGGCTATCTTAGATTCTATCCCAGAATCTCGTACGCCTTCCGGTTTGGATCAAACGATCATTGATGTCTTTGAAACAACAACACCTGCTAAGACCACTGAAGAAGTCAAACAAGAAGCTGAAGAGGTGTCTAAAGAACGATCCAACTACCTCGTACAGAAACGTCTTGTCAACCCTGATACGGGAGAGCCTGATCCGAATGGTATTGAGGCCATTGTGGTCGAGCGTAACGGCCAAGTGCAGAAATACCCAGACGGTACCCCTGTAGTCTTTGACCCGAATGAGTACAGCCAAGATTCTGTTGAAGGGTATATTCTGAACGGGTTGATCAGAGACAATAAAATTGTAGCACCGAAGGATTAATACATGGCGAGCATCTTCGACAAATCTCAAGACAACCTAAACAAATCACAAGAAGATATTGCACGTGAACGTGCCCCCGTCGTGAAGCTTTAGAAGCTGAAAAGCAACGTCGGTACGAAGAAGCGACAGGGACTGCCGAGCAACGTGAGCGTCTGCAAGAAATCGAACGTGAGATGGAGCAGTTTGGCGAGTCGCAAGAAGGCAAAGGCCAGACAGCTTCTGAAATCGTATCTGACTACGACGCATTAAAAGACGAGAAAGCCGCACTAGAAAGAGATATCTCAGAGCGTCAAGTGACGACTACCCCTGAAGGCACTCGTGTACTAATCCCTACCCCAGAGACTGCAGACAACCCACTGATGGTTATGGGTGCACGTGCAGTCAGTGAAGCAGGTCGTGGTATCGCCAGTCTGTTTGGTGAAGAAGAAGCCATCCCACAGATTCGTGACGAGTCTGATGTAGTCAACGTTGGGTCAGAAGTACTGCAATTAACAGCAGGCGGTGCGGGCGGTGCCGTGGTCGCTTCTAAGATTCTAGGTGGTGTATTGAAAGCGGCACCTAAAGCCCGTAATTGGTACGGTGCGTTAATCGGTGCACCTGCAGGTGAAGCAGTCGTAGCAACGTCAGAGACAGGCTCTCTTCAGGGTGAAGAGGGCGATACTACATTCGACCGTAAGCTCGATGTACTAATGGAAGGTATCGGTTTCGGTACGATCTTAGGTGCAACCGGTAAGGCTGCCAGCACGATTGGTGAGCTATCACCTGTTGCCAAGGTACTTCGCTCATTGCCAGTCGCTTTAATGGGTACTCGTGAAGGTGCAGAGCAGTTAGCAGGGGATACGCTTGCAGAGTTAATTGCACGTGCAGAGAATGCAACAACACCTGAAGCTAAAAATGCCGCACTTGAGAAGATTCAAAAGTCTGTCGCCGCAAACTTTGAGGCACAGACGGGCGTTAACTTCAAAGATTATTTAGAGGGACGTGCAGAGCTACCTGAAGGCGTTACATTCCGCCCAACATTGGGTGGTGTAGCCGGTGGTGAAGAGTCGTTAGCAGGCCCTGTCATTGCTCGTGTTGAACGTGGTGTTGCACAGAAAGAAGGTATGCCTGAGTTTGCAGGGCGTATGGAAGAACAACGTCAAGCTATGCAAGCGGGTACTGAAGAAGCTGTAGAGGGTGCAATCCCTGCAGGCCAGAGACTTGAAGGTGAGACTGCCAGACAAGCCGCTGAGAGGCTCGGTACGGAGGCTAGAGAGGATATTGGTGGGGTAGTAGCCGGACGTGTTGAAGAAGCCCGTCAGGAGCTTGTAGAGCCGTTTGAGACTACATTAGAGAGGGCTACTCAAGAGTTAGAAGAGGGCATGGGTGAAGCTGGTGAATTAACCTTTGCTGGCTTTGAGCGTGTCCGTGCCAATAAGCAGGGTGCAAACAATGCAGCCCAAGAAGCTACCGATATCGTACAGGAAGTGTATACAGCACAGCGTACGCAAAAGGCTGACTTCTACGATGAATACACGGATGCCATTGAGGATATTAATATCCCAGCCGCACAGTTTGAGCGTGAGCTAACTGAGATGGTGGACGAGCGCAGTATTGCAGACGTGGCCAATATTGTCGCCAACATGGATCCTAAATACCGTACAACTCTGAATCAACTGGCTGAACAACGTCAGCGGTTACAGGCTGCAATAGGCGATCAACAGCGTGAGATTGCAAGTAGGTTAGAAGCTGACTTGATTGCTTCTAAACAAGCAGAGGGTATTGACGCACCGACACTAACAGCGGCAGAGCGTCGCAGTATTCAAGATCAGGCAATGACTCAAGTCGATATGTCTCGTGCCCGTGAAGAAGCTGACTTCCGTGATGTGAAGCTTGCTAACGTAGAAGGTCTACTGCAGGCAATCAACTCAGTTAAGAATGCACCGAACGTACGCCCTGAGATACAAGGTGCCATGAATATCTTGTCTTCTGGGTTAGACGGCATGATTACCCGCCAGCTTGGCGAAGGCAGTGACTTGATGAAAGCACGCCAGAATGCCATTCAGTACTTCCAAAATTTCAATGATTTGTATCGCACATCGACCGGTAACATGGTTGTGCCAAACTTCCGCTTCGGTGACAAGGTTACGAATCAGCAGTTAGCACAGGCACAAGATGGTTTTACCGCCATCTTACGTGAAGCGAAGAGTACCAAAGCACCGCTAAAATTTATTCAAGAGATGCGTAGCACGATGGATGATGAAACTCGTGACGCATTTGATCGGGCAATGGGTAAGTTCTACCGGCAAGATATCTTCAGTCGTGTACGCTTTGACCCGACTACCATAGCCGCACAGGAGAATCCACAACGAGCCGCACAGGCCATGGCTTCTCAACTGTCAAACGTACTCAGTGATTATCCTAATTTAGAACAGTTAGCTCCCGGAATTGCCGACGATCTATCGGCATTGTCTAAACAACTGCGTGATGCAGGTCAAAACCGTGAGCGTTCAGAGAAAGCATTGGGTGCTGTGCAGAAACGTTTTGACGATCTTAAAGCAGAGATTGAGGCAACACCAGAGGCTGGGTTTGCATTTAAGCCACAAGAAAGTGACGCTGTTGTTGCCGTTAAGGGTTTATTAACAGATCCTAATAAGCAAAAAACATTCAACCGTATCTTTAGCACTGCAGGTGAAGCAGGCGAAAGGGGTGCAGATGGTTTAACTGATGCACAACGTAGGCTAAAAGCTACGGTCGCCCAAGGTGCCCTAGAGTTAGTATACCCTGCAGGTGCACGAGGTAAAGAAACTGCAGAGCTTTCGTTTCCACAAATTGAAAAGGCCATCAAAGAAAACCCTGTCTTTGAGCAGATGTTTCCTGCCGGTGATCCTACACGGGCTACCTTTGATATGTTGGTAGAGCAGGCTCGTGCAATAGATCGTAGACAGGTACGTGCAGTCAGTGGTGAATCAGCTACTGCAACGATTAGTGATGTAGGGCAGTTAGTTTCAGAGCTAATCAACTACGTACAGGGACCACTCAGTAAAGAGGGTCGCCGTTCTAAGATGCTGTCTCGTGTGTTCTTTAAGCTGGCAGGTGGTCCTGAACAAGCATCAGAGGTCTTAACAGAGATGATGTTAGATCCTCGTGTAGCAAGCCGGTTACTGAGCGAAGCACAGCAACGTGCACGCCAAACCGGTGAAGAGGTGGGTACGTCACTGCAGAAGCTTGCAGGCGGATACATCCTTTCACGTATTGGTGTGAACAGCGTGGACCAGTTCAATCAGGAAGTCGAGTCGATGGTATTAGAAGAACAGACTGAAGGAGCCTTCGGTCAATAAAAATCATTTTCATCGGGTAGATCATCTTCTTCAGGGGCCACATTAACGTGGCCTTTTTTATAATTATCCCAGATGATCAGTGCTTCTACGCCATAGCGTGCGGCGAGTGCAATGGATACGACTACAAAAGCCAGAGAGATAAGTAGTAATAATAGAAATTCAGCCACAGTAGTCTCCTTATGGTTATACTATGGCTGTTCTATGTCATCTCAACTAAATAGCAAGATTGTCGTGGTAAGCAACGTTAAAGCCTCTTTCCCATTCTTTGAAGTAATGAGAACGGGGTCTATACGGATTCCGTACTCGCCCCGTCTTAAAGTCTTCTAAGCCTTTTAAGTAAGCTTCGTTCGGTTGCTTACGCTTCTTTTGACGTACTTGCATGTATCACCAACCCCAATCTCCATTCATGCCTGCGGCATTATAATCGGTAACCCTTTTTTCAAAGAAATTACTCATGGAGTCCGAGCCTAGCATAGTTTCCATCCAAGGCAAAGGGTTTTCTTTTACTTTCCAGTTACCCTTAAGACCCAGTTGAATGAGCCGCCGGTCGGCCAAGTATCGAATATATTGCTTAACTTCCGCTGACGACAGACCTTGTACGTCGCCCAACGAAAACGCAATATCAATAACCTTGTCTTCCAGCTTAATAGCTGTCCTAAACATTTCGTATATAGATTTCTTAAAATCATCCGTAACGATCCGTGGATGCTCTTCACAGAATTTACGGAACAGCATTGCCATACCGTCACTGTGCATCGTTTCATCACGTGCTGACCACTCGACGACGGTACACATACCGGGCATCTTGCCGTAACGTTGATAGTTCAATAGCATTGCGAATGCGCTGAACAGTGATACACCTTCATTCAGTACGCTTCGTGCAATCGACAGTGCGGTGCCACTGTGGCTGTGCATGTCAATGTTTGCCATGAAGTCTACCTTCTCTGACATCTGCTTCACATCGAGAAATGCAGAAAACTCTGCTTCATCTAAGCCGAGGGTGTCATTCAGTAATGCGTACGAACGTTGATGAATAAACTCCCGTGAAGCAAATGAAGCAAGCATTGCACGTGCCTCATTGTTCTTGAACTTGGGGATGTAGAATTCCAAATAGTTTGTGCCGACCGCTACGTCGGAGGTGGTAAACAGTTTCAGAATTTGCGTGATTTGATTCTTTTCGTTATCGGTAAGCTTACCGTTGCGCCAGTGGGCCACGTCTGTTTGAAGCTCCAGTTCATCTTCAATCCAATGAATACGCTCGTGTTCAGTTGCCTTATTTACGAACTCTGGATAGCTAAAAGGTTTATAGACTAAGCTTCCCTCAAGTAGCGACATATTAATTCTTCCTATGTTATGTGGGTTGAAGGGGTTATAAGGTTAAAAAAGCCGGTATTTAACCGGCCCATGAAACTATTATATTCAAGAAGTGCTGTCTGACAATTACTTTTTTGACTTCAATTCTAGCTCATTTCTCAAGTCGTTGATCTGTTTGATCATATCTTCCATTACTTCCTGTACGTCACGAAAGTATTGAGTAGGTGGCGTATATTCTATGCCGCTACTCGCTATCTCTTCGTAAAAACGGGTACGCTCCAGTACTTTATTCGTCGATTTTGCTGTCATTATCAAATACCCCATTTTGAATACATTGTTCGTAGGTTTCCCAGAGGCTCTGAAAACGCATGTCAGCGAAGATTTCTAGACCATGTATAGTACCGTATAGCTGATCTTCATTCATGCCCTCTAAGCGGCTGTACGTAAGCCTCAGATCATCTAATAGATGCCATGCCTCCAGTATTTTCTGTTCTAAGTCAAACTGATCAATCGGTCGGCCATCTAGATCTGTATGCAATCCGTTAATTTTCATCGGGCAACTCCAAGTTATGCTTTAAGTCTACAAATGTTACGAGGTCTAATGGTACCTGAAAGAAGTATTCTCCAGAATACACGTATTTATTCGGCACCTCGACAGGCTCTAAGTCTTTAATGTCATCAGACCAGAAAGTCGCAGCCCGATTCAGTGTCTTGTTCCAAATATAAAATTGTGTGCTAGTGTCGAAGAACTTTTGCTTACGTTGTGGTAGCTGTACAGTGTCGTACGGAAAGTCAGTGCCCTTCCATACAAGTTTCACCTCACACTCCAGTAAGTGATCATCGCACATCAAGTCTTGTTTGTACCGGTCAGGATGATCCGTCACATGTTTGCCTTGTTTCTGATTATAAAGCTTCGTCGCTTCCTTTGCCAATGCATCGTATTGTTTATACAGTTCACGGCTAAACCGCTTACGTGCTGTCATTAGTTACCTGCCAAGTGTTGTACAAGATTCATTGCTACAGCAGTGCCACTGACTGCACTGCCAATGGTGATAGCCCTATCGTTCCATACACCGCCTACATATACCCATCCAAAACTGCTTATAACGTAAGCAAGCTGTCCCCACAGCACAAGATTTGCATTGATAAGAAACACACCTATAACTGCGAGGGACATAGAAACCCACTTGACGTACCAGTCTATAGTACCGGTAGGTGTAGTAGGTTTGATCTCTTCGTATTGTACTTGAAGATCGTCCAGTTCCTGTTGCAGTCTCTTCTTTTCAGTAGCCAGTTCCATGGCGAGTTTCCCCGCCTTGGACATTTGACTGGCTTTGAATTGTTCCTGAGTGTCTGCAGAAACTAGCTCCTCTACCCCTGACATGATACGCACTCGTCATCGCCATCGAAGTCTTTGAGGGCATTACGCTCTACCTTGGTGCCTACCTTTTCTGCAGTCACACCGGCAGATGTACGTAAGTAGTACAGGCCCTTCAATCCTTGTTTCCAAGCATTCAAGTGAATACGGTTCACGTCTGCCTTATCTTGACCTGACGGGAAGAACAAGTTGACGCTTTGCCCCTGACAAATAAACTCTTGTCGCTTTGCGGCGTGTTCAACAACCCACGTTTGATCTAATTCAAATGCTGTCTTAAACACCTCTTTTTCTTCGTCGGTAAGAAATTCTAGCTGTTGTACAGATCCTTCATTAGAAATGATGGACTTCCATGTATCGTCAGTGTTTTTACCGTGGCCTTCTAACACCTGCTCAAGTGCTTTGTTTTTGACGAAGTGAGCACCTGCACGAGTACGATGGGTATAAGCATTAGACTTAATAGGCTCAATAGAAGCACTAGAATTGCAGAGAATGCTACTGTTTGCATTGGGTGCGACTGCCAGTAAGTGTGCATTACGTAGCCCTGTACCTTCCATGTCAGGAGCCTCACCACGTTCTCCGGCCAACGTCTGCGATTCATGGGTGGCCTCCTCCTTGATGTGCTTAAACACCTTGTAGTTTTCACTACTCGCCTGCCACGACTCCCATGCAATACCTTTAGACTGCAGGTATCCATGGAAGCCCATCGCACCCAAACCTATCGAGCGTTCTCTTTCAGCAGAGTGTCTAGCTTTTCTAAGTTCGTCTGGTGCATTGTCGATAAAGTATTGCAATACGTTGTCAAGGAATCTGACCAAGTCTCGTACCATTGTTGTTCCGCCCCACTCGTCGTACTTTTCGATGTTGACGCTTGAGAGGCAACAGACTGCTGTACGCTCGTTATCTGTCGGGAGGTGGATTTCATTGCAGAGGTTAGAGCCATGAACCCTGAGTCCAAGTTCTTTTTGGCTAGCTGGTAAGCCTCGGTTGGCTGTGTCGATAAAGTTAAGGTAAGGACTGCCAGTTCTGAACCGAGCTTCAAGTATTCTTTGCCAAAGTTCTCTAGCTGGCATTGTATCTCTTGTAGATCCGTCATTAGGGTCTCTAAGTTTCCATTCGTATCCATTGATTACGCTCTCCATAAAGTCGTCTGTGATGTTCACAGCGTTAAACAAATTAAAGCACTTGCGGTTGATGTCTCCGCCGGTCGGTACTTTAAAGTTAATAAACTCGACAATGTCAGGATGACTTACGTCGAGGTAGGCAGCGTAGCTACCTTTTCGGGTACGGCCCTGCTTCCATGCAGTCATACCAGAATCAATTACTTTCAGAAACGGAATAGGTCCAGGAGCTTTGTTGCTAATGCCTCGTACTGCTGACCAATGTCCGCCGACACCTCCACCCTTTACAGACAACCACGCTACCTCATTTGGATGAGATATAAGGCTGTCGAGAGTGTCATCCACGTAAGAAAGGAAACAAGAAATAGGCAGTCCCGCTGACGATCCGTCAGATGATGGGGCGTTAGATAGTACAGGGCTGGCAAACATAAACCAGTTAAGACTAGCATAATCATAAATCCTTTGAGCTAATTCGTAATCACCACCGCAATAAGCCTCTGCCGCCCTCGCATACGTCTCTTGTGGGCTTTCTTCCCACGGTAGCATGTAGTAATCCTTCATTAAAGCCATGCCTTGTTCAGACAGCAAAGCATCTCGATCTGTTTTAATTTGTACTTTCACTCGCTTGTTCCTTGTAGATATTGAATGTCTTGTTGAATATGTGACGTAGTTCCTTGGCGGCCTTCTCTTCTTCAGGACTTAGCTCATTGGCCTCGACCATAGTGAGCATTTCATCTGCAAAGCCAAGTAACTTGATCAGTTGACCTTCTGGCAACTTAATCTTGATCATTTTGCGGCTCACCAGTTCACTCCTTTACACTTCTCTAGCAGTTCAATCTTCTTCTCCAAGAACCACTGTGCCTTACGGGCATTTTCTATAGGGTCATCCTTCATAAACAGACGACTGCCAAGATACTTATGCACCGTACCCCAACAGTAGTGAGCGGCGTACCACGGACCCATGATGTCCTCAATGTAGTCAATCGTTTCAATATCCCCTGCCGTATAGTGCGAGGGGTGATTGATTGCGTCGTACTCTTCCACAGAATCATTCATATCGTTGACCATCTCAAAAAAGGAGGCCCAATCTTTTTTATCACTCATGCTTCACCCTCTACATCCATACGAAGCAACTTTAAGTCTTCGTCTGTTAAGTTCTCGTAGTAAGAAATATCTTCACTACCCACTACAAAATCGAATGGTTTGTGCCCCTGTATCGAATATTCTAAGCCTGCACGCAAAATAGTATCCATGTCGTTCTGTATCAGGTTGGCAATGCCCGACATAAAGATAGCAAGCATGTCGTCGTGATCTATGTCAGACTCTGGATCGAAATCCTTTTCGATATTCATGTTGGTTGGGTAGAACCCACAGGCAAAGTTAGTTGCCCCATCTTCATTGACACTGACCCGCAGGAATGCCTCCCCCGGTGCCAAATCTAAATTAACGGTTGTGTCACTCATTAAACCATTCCTCTGGTATTTGTTTATCTGCGTAAAGAAATCCGTGTTTCGTACACCAGTCTGCGTACGAGGTTTTAGATCCTTTGCGTATCTTTGCACGTGAATTAGAGAATACGAATCGTATGTCGAAGTCGACCTGCTCTTTGATCCATATATGTTTCTTGCGGTCCTCTAAAGTGAAACGCCCTTTTGTTTCAACCACAATACCATTAGGCAGGACAAAGTCAGGAGTGTACGTTCGATCAACAGCGGGTTGTGTAAAGCTAATTCGTGAAGCTGGATCTTCATACTTAACACGTAATCCTTTGCTTTTGATCTGATCCGCAACAGTCTTTTCCAAGCCGGATTTATATCCATATTTTCTAGCCGCCCTACTGAACGTCATCTACGTACACCGTATAGTATCGCCACGGCTTATTCTTAGCCTGCGAAGCTTCTACCCTGCGATATTGTAATGTAGGCCAACAGGAGTACTTGTAGTCGCAGTACATGCAATCCTTTTCAATGTAGCGATTTCCCGTCGGCTTACCTCGGTACGTCTCTTCAATATCCTCAAAGCAACGCTCAAAGGTAGCGTCAGTCGCAATGTAGTCGAAGGTATCTTGAATCACTTCAGTGTACTCGTCTTCGTACGATGCGTCGGCCTCAATCACTTTCCATTGACCGGTAGACTTATTGACTACGATCCACCCGCCAAATGGCTTACCACTGGCTTTAGCGTAGCCGAAGCCCTGAGCCATATACCCAAAAGAATCATCGGCCCTGACCGCATTGAAGTCCTTGAATTTATGCTCAAACGCAAAAGGAGATGCAGACTTGATGTCCCACACTTTCCCGTCAATCACGACATCGTATTCGCCCATGATAGACTCGTCGCCCTGAAGGGGTAGCTCTACCTTTCCGTGGTAGGACTCGACTGGTATACCTGCACCACGCATTAAAAGCAACGCCAACACTTCGATCGTATCGCCTAACAGCATCTTCATAATGAAGTCATACGAAGGCTTACTGGCTTTCTCTGGGTGATTCTTTTGCCACCACAACTGGCAACGGGGTCTACCGGCGTTAGACATACGAACAGTAAAGTCCCGTACGCTTTCACGGTTAAACTGCTTAATCAATGCGTTACGAAAGTCTTCACAGGCTTGATCAATCAATGCGTCATCGACAGGGGGAGCTTCCCCTGCCGACAACTTAGATAGATACTCCTGTATCCGAACCTCGTATTCATGAGGCATTTCGGACATTATGATGCCGACTTTGCTCATAAACTGCAAATCATCTGTGCTGATCTCTGTGATGTTAGAAAAGTCTGGCTCAAAACCAGTGATGAAGTATGTGACAGATCCGTTCTTCTGACGGGTGGTCGCCAGCTTACTCTCAACTTGCATAAACTTAATCTTCTGATTCTTGCAAGGTTCAATCACATCATTTGAGAATGACAAGAATGAAGCACCTTTTAAGCGCAGGAGTACAGGTTGATCCACAATCTCTACAGCATCACCGGCACCGGTCTGCGCATCAGCCATCGTGACTTTAGCGTACAGATAACGGAAGCATGTGATGTTCTTGTATTTTGCCTTAGTGTCGGGGTCTGCATCACGCAGTTCCTTTGACGTAGGCTTACCACAACGAATACCACCAGTCTCGTCAATCGGCTCATCGCCTACACGATGAATGATTGTCTTGTTCATAACAGCCTGCTCGTCTGGATCGTAATCCAAGTACTGCATGTAATCTGCAAATACACGGATTGTCACGTCCTTACCGTAGACAGTTTCATTGGGCATTGCCAATGCGAAGATGCCTTTCTTCAGTTCGTTACCCTGATCATCTTCATCCTGATAGTTTACTTTCAACAGTGGCAGGCGGTTGCCTGTAGACTGTTGCTCTTGGACTCCCATCGCAGCCATTAACTGATCTGGAGTCATTCCATTGTAAAGTGCTACATCACTC